TATCTCGTAATTCTGTTAATGAATCTTCCTGAAACGGATATAGGTTAAATTTAATTTTACCTCGTTTAGGATGTTGTATATAACAATATTGTTTCATGAAAAAAACAGGATCTTTAGCACACATAGTATACTGTTGTTGTATGATCTGTTTTATATTTTGAGACATATTATTTTATAAATTGATTGATTAATATTCCAGTACCTAAAGTAGATAAAAATCCAAATCCAAACCAAACTGATTTTTTATCATGCCATTTTGGCTGTAATAAATCAATTTTCTTTTCTAAATCCGTTACGATATTTTTTTGATATACAATAATACTATCTTGTTTACTAATTTGAACTGAATCTAATATAATTAATGAATCTTGTTTTTTTATTAATTTTTTATATGAAGCAATTAATTCATTATTAATATCATCAGCTGCCCACAATGAATCTAAAACAAAAGAAATATCCGCTGCTTGTTCTTTAGTAAAACAAACAGTATCGGGTGCAACTTTTTTAGTTTTTTGAGCATAACTCAATGTTGCAACAAACAATGATAATAACAATATCTTTTTCATATTATGCCTTTTTAGGACGGCCTCTGCGCGTTTGTTTTAAGATATTTTCTTTTACTTCTTCTGTTGGCTTTTCTTCTACTACTAAATTTTCTTTAGCTGTTTCTAACTCTGCAATTTCTTGTTTTACTTCAGCAATTTCTTTTTTAACTGCTTTACGTTTCTTTTCAACTTGTTTTACTTCAGTTTCAATACGCGCGACATGTTCTTTGTTTTCTGCGACTGCTTTATCAAGTTTTTCAATTTTGTTTGATTTTCTTTTTCCTGTAAATAAGAAAAATGCAATAATTGCTCCAACGATTCCAGCAACTGCTAATGCAATGTTTTTAATTGTTTTCATTTGTAGTTTCAACTCCATTTAGTTTATTTAAAAAATTTTCTTTGAATTTATTGAATTCTTTCTGTATAGTTTCTTCGAATTCTTCCGGGGTCATTTTTGCTGCCCACGTTTCTGTTTCACCTTCTGCATTTGATATAAAGTTTGCTGCTTGTGTATATGCTTGTTTCAAAAGCTCTACATCTCGTTCAGCATCTTGTAACCACGCTAATGCATTTTCTCGTACTTTGTTTCGAGCATATTCATCAAAGGTTCCATCTTTTTTCATTTCATGTTCCATTTCGATGACACAATCAAAACACATACCATGCACACTTCTCATTTTTTGATCTAACATATGAGCACTAGTACATGTACATACATCTTTCCTGCAATTAGGAAATGATCGTATTTCTTCGCGTATAGATTGAAATATTTCTGAATTTTTTGTTTTACGTATACGAAAACCATCTTTTTGTTCTACAACGTATGTAACGCCATGAACATCCGTTTCTTCCCAAACATCTCCTACTTCATGACGCTCACTACGTTTAGCTGCATCTTGTGCATCGGAAAATCCTACTGTTTTTTTTGTTTGAAACTTATGAGTGCCATCTAACATTTGATTGATGGCTTTAATGTTTTGTAACTTATTTGACATATAACTTTTATTTAGTTTTCATTTGACCCAGATTCTTGATCTTGATCTATTTTTTTATATTTTTTTGCAATCGTCCGTAACATTAATCGATAAAAATTTTTGATATCAATTGGATCTGCATCTTCAAATGTTTGATCAATTCCTTTAAATAATGTTTCAATTCTACTTAAATTAGAACGTTCTGCAGATAACACATCTTTGATTTTCGAAACACTTAATGTTTGTCGTTCTTCAGGACCTGGCTCTTGTTGAGTTTCAGCGCCGGCTGCTGGGGGTGTAGTTGCCGGTGTTTCTGTTGATGCAGCTGCTGCTCCTACTGCTGCGCCTGCTGTTCCTATTGCAGCTCCTGCTGCATCTGGCGTTGCCGCGGCATCTGGTGTTGCTGCTGCGTCTGGCGTTGCTGCAGCATCCGGGGTTGCGCCTGCATCTGGTGTTGCTGCTGCGTCGGTAGTAGCATCTGGAGTTTCTTCTGCAGGTGGCTCTTCTGCGGGTGGCTCTTCAGTTGTTGGCTGTTCTAACAATATTTTTTCTATTTTTCTACGAACATATTCTCTAACTAAACGTTCTTTTTGTTCGCGAGTTAAATTTTCAATTTTATCTTTCAAAACATCCTTAACATCTTTTTCTTCATCATCTTGTCGTTTCTTTAAACGTTTTGCTGCAGTTTTTGGATCATAATCTCCATCTTCAATATCTTTATAAAGACGATCATCGGCATTATACGTTGGATACATTTTTCCATCGTCTTGCATTTTTTTATCAGTTTTGCGAAGTACGTTAAGATGTTTTTCTTTAGTAGAATTAGGATTCAATCCGCCATATTTATCATCGGCGGTGTAATCTTTTAAATCTTTTCTTGCATTAGGTTTTTGAGATTTTTCTAAATCTTTTGGTGCTTTGTACTTGCTTTTATGTTTTTCAGCCATGATTATAATCCAATTTTAATATAAATATATCAACGTGCATATTTCAATACTCCTAGTAGTTGATTGACTGGAGCAAATGCTCCTGTTAATTTGTATGTGTGTCCACCAAATACGAATACTATACCTTCAGACGGTATAATTGCTTCGAAGCCTCCTAATCGTTGTATACGACGTAATTCGTGTTCTAATTTTTTAATTGTGCTAGGATCTTCACTTACTTGCAACTCTTTAATCAATTGTGCTAAATCTGCTTTTAATTCTTGAACTGATTCTGTTGGATTTGCTGCTAAGAAATTTTCTGCATTTTTTAATACTACTGCACCTAATCTCAAAAAGATTGTTTCAAATGGTTCCATATTTTGTTTTTGATACACTTTAAAATCTTTTTTATCAAATTCAGTTACCCATGCTTCGAAGTCTGGGTTTGTAATTTCTTTTTTTAATACAGAAATATTAGTAGATTTATCATTAAATGCCCAACGATAAATTAATGTAGTTAAAATATTTTCCGGGATATCATATCCTAATTCTCTAGCTTTAGTTTGAATAATATCTTTCCACCAAGCCTTATGATATTCAGTAACTCGATCTGTTTCTTTTAAATTATAACGTTGTCTTAACTGATTAATTTCGTTAAAGAATGCAGATTGTTGATCTTCAAAATCATATACTCTACCTAATTTAATTTTTTGTGGCGGAATAAATGAAAATGTTTTTTGAAGATGTGCATTTGCATCTTGAATAATTCTTTGTAATGTTGCACCGCCAGTCATATCAGTTTCTACAACATTTGCTTTATCATCATATTCAACTAAATTATGAAATTGTAATACTGCTACATTATATGATATTACATTTTTAGTTGCAGGATAAATAATTTCCATGTTAGCAAACACGCGGCCGTTTTTAAATATTCGATTTAATTCATCTGGATTAATTTTACTAAATGCTTCAGCTAAATCTTCAGCGGCGCCTCCGAATGCATCTGATATAGGTCCTCTTCCGCCAAATTTATCTTGCAATTCCTGTACAGACATTGGATTAATTACAGTTCCTTTATTACGTGCAAATCCAATTTGTCCATCTTTCCATGTCACTTGAATATTTTGACCATCTGTTTTTTCAGTAACTGCAGATTCTATATCTAATCGTCCTTCTAATGCTCTAGAAACTAATTCTTTCATTTCATTGAAAGTTAATCCATGATCATCATATGGATGTGCCATATGTCCTGCAGCGCCGCCTTCTGTTAATATTTGATTTTCAATTAATTCGGCGCCCATTACTGTTTTTGGAAATTTATCAAAATCATAAACAAAACTTTCATCATCTTGTCGATCTAGAAAATTACTTAATTTATTAATTTTCTTTTTATGTCGTTTTGTTTCTGCTTTATTCATTGTTGCAGCAAATACTTCATCAACATCTTCTTGTAATGCAGAAGTCCACCAATCTGTAGTAAATAATGCAGCTTCTTGTACTCCTTTAAGTATTTGCCAAGCATTTTTTACATATGCATCTTCATATTGCGGATATGATGCACGAAATGTTTCATAATCATTATTCATTAATGATTGTCTAACTACTGTAGCTGAAATGGGCGTACCATTTGAATATGCTAATGGATCTACGTTGATACTTAATTCTGTTGCATCAATGCCTGCAGGCATCTTACGACCCGTTTTATCTCCAATTGTAATGTATTTATCTACATTTGGAACAAAATCTTTTGTTCGGACATAATCATCTCCTTTAGATGATGCAGCCATAGCAAAGCGTCCAGTTGAGTCTTCTGGCAATGCAAATAGATATTCATATGCTGCCATGATTGGAGAATTAAATTCAGTAGGTTGTATTTTAATTTTTGGATTTGAATTTAATAATTCAAACATTTCAATTGTTTTATCTCGTGTAATTCCATCTCGTTCTTTAGGTCCAATTAAAAGAATTACTTGATTAACTTCAGGATGCTCTGCATAACGTTGTGCTAATGCTAAATGAGCTCCCGTTAAAGGTTTAAATCCTCCGGGAAATAAAACTGTTATTTTGTTCATTATGTTTCCGTTTTATATAAATATATTATGTCCAAGAACCAGTAGTAAACATTACATTCCAACGACCTAATCCATTGCATACAAGTTTCATTGCAGAATTAATTTGTGTTGTTGTTTTTGATGTAACGCCGTCGATTGTATCAGTGCCGGCTGCATCTATTTCAAAAGTACCACCGGTTTGACGATATTTAAATTCTAAAACTCGTCCAGTTTCTCCACGAGATCCAGTAGGCAATGATACAATCGTTGTTCCTGATGTATTTGTTGCTGTTATAAAATAATCATTTATACTTGCTGAATAATTAGATGAAATTTCCGTATATGGATAATTGACTCCAGCGTTTATCATCGTTCGCCGGGTGTTTCCATCACTTGAACCAGAGAATGCAATAAATGGTTCAGTTGCATTTGCAGTGCCTTTAAATATACCCATATACGGGTCATTTAATCCTAAAGCAGTAGTAGTAGAAGTATTTCCAGCTATCGATAATACATAAGATTCTCCTAATGAACCATATACAGAAGAACTATTTAATAATTTTATATAATCTAATTTATTGGTACCGGTTAAATTGCTATCTTTTCGTATAGTAATTTGTCCTCCGGTTACATCACCATCGCCTATATCTAGATTTCGTCTAAATGTATATGGGGTCGGGGTTTCAGTACCACCGAGACTATAGTTATTTCCGCTAACTTTTACAAAATTTAATACTGCACCATCTGTTATATCAATTATATCATATATTGATGGTGAAGGTAAAGATTTATCGATAAATAAATTATATAGTTGATTACTACTAGTGTCGTTTAATATCGTAAATGTAGATTGGCCGGCGCCGCCAATCGGATTTGATGGTAATATTACTGGTCCAATTGGGTATAATAATTGACAAGTTATTCGTATATAAACACCTAATTCTCCTCCTAGAGCTCCATCTAAACGTATTCTATATGATGTTTGTGTAGGACTAGTTCCTGGTAAATTATATGTTTGAAGATAACTAGACGAATTTGCTGCTGTTATTGTTATCATTTTATTAGTAATAATATTTGCTAACGCAGTACCTGAAAATATGCCGTCATTTGCATATAGATTACCACTACTACTTAATAAAAAATTACTAGAAGAAATTTGTATTAATCCATTACTACCACTAATATATGAAGAAGATGGATTGCCAAAAAAGAATTTATCAGTTCTAACATCAATTTCCGAATCTGCAGTTGAATATCTAAAATAGCTAGCAGTATTTGCATAAAGTTCTAATCCAACGCCAGAATATAATTGTCCCTTAGAAGTTTGTCCTGGCAATGCAGAACCTGACCATAATAAAAATCCAGCAAATCCAGCATCGAATCCTTCATAACCTAATGATCTAACGAATCCAGAATTAGGATAGCCAGATATACCAATACCACTTTCTAATGAATCTGCAACATACAAAGACCCAGTAAGCATAGAATAATTGCCATCAATGTAGCGATTTCCGCCTTCCCAATCTTTATTATTCACATAAGATATTTGTTTGCTTTTTTCGCCATTAACATTGTAATACTCAACTTTAAAAGAAATTTGATTATCAAGTTTGTGTGTTGTATTAACTAATGATTTAATTCTTGTATAATTAGGAGTATAGCCGGCGTCATTATCTGATGTTACATGTATATCAGATACAATCCAATCTCCAGATTCTACTACGAGCAATAAAACACCAGTACCATTATAATTTGATTCGAAACTAAATACTTGATCATCAAATCTTTGTGTAGTGCCAGTAACTGTTATTTCGCCAAGTCGCTTCCCTAATTTTTTAGGAAATGTTTGATTAAAGTAATCAGTTGGATCTTGATAAAAAGAACTACCAGATAAATATATTGATAGTTTTGCTTGTGTAGTTGTTGTTTGTGTTCCTATAGCATCTAATGAAACTTTATATGACGAACTTGCTAAAAATACGCCAGCATAATTAGATTTAATTTGTGCTATTAATATTTGATTATCTGCATCTAAATTTAATGATGATGATGTAATACGCATTCCATTTTCTATAGAAGCGGTAGTCCAAGTTAATGTAGCAGGAGCTAATATTTGAGCACCATTGTATGATATGCCTTCCCAATATGTATTGATAATACTTTGTGTAGTAAAAATACCAATTGATTTATCAGGATACATTGATGCCGTACTAGGAACAAATATTTCTGTTTCTTCTA